CACGAATATAGATCTCTGCTTCGTCTGCCGAATCCAGATTGTACTTTTCACAAATTTCTTCGTCCGTCATTGCAGAAAGAGAAGTAAGTTCTTCGTTCATGTAATCTTCATTTGTCATAGCTGTATATACTTTAAATGTTTATTTCTGATGCAAATATACATATAATGTTTATAAAGCACACAGCAAAATAGTTAAATAAAGTGAAACAATAAACTTTTCATGTTTATATAAGATATTCAATAAACATATAGCGTTATCTTTGTGTCATGAAACCTATAAACATTATATGTATATGGATATAAGATTAAAAGAGTTATGTCAACTAAGAGGCATAACTCAAAAAGAGTTGTCGGCTAAATTAGAAGTTACTGAAATGACTTTAAGCAGAGCATCTAAAGGAAATACTTCCATGCAATTGCTTGAAAGAATCGCAGAAGCTCTTAATGTTGAAATCTGGGAACTCTTTACAGAAGTAAGAGATAGGCAAGATTTTGTCGCAATGATAAAAGACGGAAAGGATTATTATAATGCCACCACTTTAGCCGAATTAGAGAAAATCGTAGAGGAAATTAAAAGAAAACAAGAATAAACAAGAGCCGGCTGATCCCAACACGATCACCTGTCCGAAATGCGGAACGAAATTTAAGATGGAGGAGTAAAGCATGGTACAAATTGACGAGTTAAGACGTGGAAATATTATTAGACTAAATAGTACTAATAACTTCGTGAAAATAGACGGCTACTATGCTGATTTCATAGGCTATCTTGATATTTATGATCGAAAATGGATTTCTTACAAAGAGTTCGATCCTGTTGATTTTACACAAAACGACATTCTTGTAAAATGTGGATTTCAGGCTACGAGCAATCCTAACATATGGCTTCACAAAAAAAAGTTACTTTAAAGATAGAAGATGATGAATTTTCTTTAGGAGATAAAAATTTAACTGACTTATACACTATGAGGATCTTTAAAACGTATCTTCATTTACTGCAAAATACATACTACTTTTTAATAGGAGAAACATTACCCGTCGATAATCTATTATAGGCGGACTAACTATCCGCCTCTCTTTTGACACAGCTATCCCCCCTATTCATCAACACTTTACACCAACAACTGACATACCCCAATAAAAAAGCGACACAGCAAACAACACAGATAAACGACTATATTTTAACAATTTACCTTCAATATTGACACAGCAAACGACACAGCCCATAACTATTGATTTCTCAAAATTGAATAACTCAACTAATAAACGTCTGAAATTCAACCCATTATCGGCGACACAGCAAACGACACAGAATAGACACAGATAACGCTTTAAAATACAGCCTATTACACAGCCAAGTGACACAAGGTAGACACAGCAAGCGACACAAATAATAATAAATATAATATATATATAAAGAAAGAAGTATATACTTACGTATATACCAAGAAAGAAAAGGATTTCTTTCTTGCCCGAACAAATTTTCAAGGGATCTGCTTGCTTTCTTCGATTTTGTTAGATAGATTTGCGTGATGTTGATTGTGATAAGGTGTGCAGTGATTGACAGAATCGGCAAGGATGCGCATGTTTTCAATAGCAAGGAAGATATTAAGATGTTAGCGGAGAATTTATAAATCAATAAAACAAGGTGGTTATTATGGATAAGAAATATGTGCAAGATGTATATGATTACTTGAATGAACAATACAAAGAATACTACTTTGCCACAAAAAAGGCTCAAAAAAACATGGTAGAAGACAGAGTTAGGTTATTTTCTCATGGCCTTAAAGATGAATTATATCTCACTTTGAACGAAGGTCATGCGTCTGGCTTATTTGAACACGGATTTTTTGAGTCAGATTTATTACGTTCTTTGAAAGTATTGAAAGATACATTAGAAGAATAAAAGGAGAACCAGCCGCCCCTACACGATCACCTGCCCGAAGTGTGGAACGAGGTTTAAGATGGAGGAATAAATATTTATAAAAAAAAATAATTATCCATAACATATATCTTATCATTGCAAATAAATACGTTTATTTATATCTATATAAAAATTTCGTCCTATGCCATTAGAAGAGCTTGATTTAATTAAGGAAATAAAAAAAGAAGAAGCGGATAACATTTACCAGCTTCTATCAAGATATGATTCAACCTCTTATTTTGATCTTATTCAAGATTGCAAATACCTGCAACCTAATAATGAGGTAGAGACTATGCGCTTATCAAATAGTACAAACGCAATGATTCACCTTTAAATCTTTATTAATATGCCAACTTGGAATGAAATTTTATCAAATATTCAAAGTACAGAAAACATTTATGATACTACGAGACGTAAATATATAAAAGAATTAAGTGAATATACGAATAGAAATACAATTATATATTATTCAGCATTTTTACAAAAAGAGCAGTTAGCACGTCAAGGAGCTGAATTTTCTATTCATGATGCAGATAAAAATGGATTTATGAGTGCTGTCCACAAACTCGATAAATCAATCGGTTTAGATTTAATTTTACATACTCCAGGAGGAAATATCTCTGCAACCGAATCTATTGTATTCTATTTAAAATCAATTTTTGGTAATAATATTAGAGCTATTGTTCCTCAAATTGCAATGTCAGCTGGAACAATGATTGCTTGTGCATGCAAAGAAATAATAATGGGTAAGCACTCAAATTTAGGCCCAATAGACCCTCAATTTGGAGGACTTCCTGCGCATGGTATAATAGAAGAGTTTGATAAAGCTAAAGAGGAAATAATTAATGATAATAGATGTATTTTGGTTTGGAGAGAAATATTGCAAAGATATAATCCTACCCTAATTGGAGAATGTCAGAAAGCAATAGAGTGGGCAGACAAAATGGTCTCAGAATGGCTAAGAGAAAATATGTTTGAAAAAGATGACGATCGCGAAATAATAGTTAAAAAGATTATTACAGAATTAGGAAGTCACGCTAATACTTTATCACACAGTAGACATATCCATATAGACAAATTAAAATCATTAGGACTAAAAATTTTAGAGTTAGAAACAGATAATGATTTGCAGGATAAAGTTCTTAGTGTTCATCATTCTACTATTATTAGTATGTCACAAACAAAATGTATCAAAATTATTGAGAATCAAATAGGAACAGCAGTGGTCAATACTTTTGGCTAAAAGTGAAAATGTAATCTAAATAGTGTCAGGAATTGGCGATTGTAATTGACTATATAATAATAAAGAGAGGCGGATTAACTACCCGCCTCTCTTCTGTCTCATAAGATCCTTCCCCGACATTTTTATTACTTCTTTTTTCTTTGTTCCCTCATAGACAGCTCTCGGTTTATCTGCACTCATTAAAAGTAAAAGAAGATAAGGAAGTCCCTCATACACCTCACGATAAGAAAGATGTAAATTTTCCATGAATGAGGCGATACTTCCAGCGATGGTATTACCTCCTACGATTTCGGTTTTACTGTCAGATTCGCCAGCTCCATCGCCAACTGGCAGACTACGAAAAAATTACGTCCGGTTATTAACTCAAAAGCAATAAAATACGCTTGCAATAATTCTTCTTTAGAACCTGAAAGCATCTCTCGTTCGAGGCTTTCAGCTTTTTCTTGATAGTCTGGGATATCACCAGCAATCAGGAAAGAAAGACCCTTGATGATATTATCCAAATTTGTGGAAACTATCTTTATTAACTCCCGCATAGTCCCATTCTCTGGTAAATCAACCTTACTCAAATACTGAGTAGCCCTCATTATAACTTTGATAGCCGGGGCTTTGATTACATAGACCTTTCCTCCGACAATGATTGTCTTTCCGTAGGTCCCGGAAAGCAATTCTGATACATTTTTTGTAGCTTCATTCATGGCTTATAAAATTAGAGGGTGATTGCTCACCCTCGTTATTAATTTATCCCTGCGGAACAGTTTCTTCTCCGTCTTCCCAGCGTTCAATAGGAACACCTGCTTTAGTTGGTTTCAACGCCGTAAAGACAAGGGCCAAACCGATAGCCTTTTCATTGGCCTTCCCTGAAGCGGAAACGCCGGCACGTGGGAAAATGATTCTCACATTATCCTCTGTTGTTAGACGTACGGTAAATTCTTTACTCTCCACATGATCAGCACGTTCCCATGTACCAGGCTTGCCGTTTTCGCCTGCAACAAATTTACCTCCTTGGAACTTAGCCTTAGTCTCAAGGTCATACATACCAATAGAAGCATTTGCTTTAACCGCACCCGGCTTCTTAGAGGAATAATAGGTATTTCCGGCTACATCCTTGTAATCCTTAACCTCCGGATCTTCATCCTCATAGGTGAAAGTGTCCTCGTGGACTACCGGAACTTCCTCAAATTCTGTACCTTCGGCACCATCAGCCCCGATCGGCGCAACCTCCAGCTTTTGAAGGTTTACAACAACGACTTTTTTATTTTCTGCCATAATTATCTCACATTTAAAACTTCAAACATTATTTTCACATTCACAAAATGACACTTTAACTGCGCATCTTTTTCTTGATTGGTAGAATAGACCTTGTAACGATAGGTAGAGCCGTCAAAAGAGGAAACAGAACGTAAACCAGACGCTTGCCGCTCTAATTCAGTTAACCTGCTTTTGTCAGCCATCCCGTTAATATCAGGCACACAGAAATTAACTTCAACGAAACCTTTAATCCAGTAAGTTCCCGGTTTGGGTTCTTTCGGGATGACGGTTATCCTCTCTTCGGTAACTTCCCCTTCCGGTATCGCATCCTTCTTGTAAGTAGGGATACCGAACGGCTTCAAGTCCCGAACCAAAATAGTTTCTATGTCGCCTGTTACTATCATTCAAATTTCTCTTTTAAAAGTCTCTCCGCCTCCAAAGCGGCACCACTCAATACTTCAAATCCTTTAGCTTCTACATAAGAGGCGTATTCCGTCTCATTTTTCAGCGTCAATCCCGTTTCATCGACTTCATATTCGTTAGACTTACGAAGAGTACCGGTGATATCCTGATAATCTCCATTATCCTTAGCATACTGAACGGCCTCCTCTCCTACTTCAATCATCGCTTCTTTGACTTCTTCATAGAACTCATCAAAGGCCGCATCAACATCTGAGAAGTCAAAATCTACAGCCATATTTCCGCATATTTGAAATAGTTAGACTTACCAGACTTGATAACCTTTCCTTCAGCTCTCACGCTTTCCCCGTCCAGGATTCTCACCTCGGTACCAGCGTTTAGTTTCTCTCCCTCATAGACTACATGATAATTATAGTCGTACATTACCCCGTTCACGGAGATTTGCTTCATCACGCCATTATCATCGCACCGGCAGGAACCGAAGTCTATCCAATCCTCTTTCGGGGGGATCGGGTTCATATCCTCGTCAAATGACGGACCGGACACGACCTTGACCATTAATCTATGTGGAGCGAATATCATAAGAACTTGACTTTGGGTTTATCGGTATTGAGTTCGTCTTTCAGCCCGTACTTCTTACACAAGAAAGAATAGTAGTCCTTAATCCCTTTAATGTCCCAAGACATTGAGAAACCACTTTCCCCAATAGATGTGGCCCGAAGTAAAAGAGAGGGGATGAACTTCGCCATCGCCACAGAGACACGATCGTAGCAATCCTCATTCATCTCATCCTCTCCGCTTATCTTCGAGGTAAGACACATATCCAAAAGGTCAGCCTCCGACAAGTTAATGCCGAAGGTCTGAAACTTCTGTTGTATGTAGTCGTTTACCGTCATTACGCAATATCGCTCAAGTCGAAGTTGGTAATCAAATCCGGGTTGCTGATTTGCGGAATCCACTCTGCCGTATATTCCATGTAACGACCGTTCTTGTCACGGTAGTTAGAAATAAGCATCTGTCCATCCGTCGGGGTGTATGTACGTCCCTGTACCGGATCTGTAGCTTCATACGGGGTATGATGACGCATATATCCGATTTGGTCAGAAGGTAACAGAGTAATACGGTTGTCCGCATAAATCTGTACATTCTTGCCTGTCTGGTCTTTCACGTAATCTTCCTTGATTTCGATACGTGGCAAACCGATACCGGTGAACACTTCGGAAGCCAAAGTGGAAGAAACCAAACCAGTACTCAACTTCATCTCGTTAGTACCAAGAATCATCTTGTACTGTTCGCCAAATTCAGAGGAGCCAATCACGTGCTTGTTGAATGTAGCACGAGTCATAATCATCTTGGCATACACGCCATAATCAGGAGCCAGAGATTGCAGTTTCTCTCTTAGGTAAGAGATGAACATATTCTTGCTGTCTACAACTACATCCGCTTTAGCGGGATTGATGAAGTTGAACGGAAGGCCAATCTCCAACAGCTTGTTGTCTGTATGTCCAGAGGTAATCGCTGCATCCTTGTTATAGACAGTAGCTTCACCTTTCATCAACAGAGCACCGACAACAATATCCATACGTTTGTGGGCAGCAAGGCTAACCTGGCGGAAATCGTCTACCAAGAAGTTGACAATCTCTTCCATAGCTGCCATTTGGTCGGCAGGTTTGGCAGCATTAAATTTGTCAATCAAATCCTGCAATTCAGAAAGGCGGTCGATAGACATCTGATAAGCATCACCCAAATAGGCGATCTCACCATAGCCGGAACCGATATTCCTACGTTCACGGATTGGCTTCTCACCAAAACGGGAGTTGATTGAACCAGCCATCACCCCTGTAACAGAGCCAATATAATCCTTGAAGACACGAGTAGTTACTCTACGGAAAGTAAGATACTGTTGCCAGTAGATTGTGTCCTTACGCGTTTGGTTTACGCGTCTGATGATTGCGGAAACAATGTTCGCATCATCGAATAATGTTTGAATCGTTAAAAACATATCTTACCTCCTTATTCGTTAAATTCAAACCATCCTTTCAAATTAGCCTTGTCATTCTCGGAGAACGGCATAACCAATTTGGAAGGCTCAATTTCTGCGGCTGTACGAAGCAATGCTACCAGTACGATACCGTCTTCCACTTTGGTACGGTTATACAAAGCAGAGTTAGCAATATACTTCTGTTTCGTCCCTCCTACAGCGGTAGCCTCGAAAAGAACTGCGTCCTTAGCGATATTTTCACCGAAAGCAGCTTTGATAGTCAAAACGTCATAGTCTTTGTTTGACTTGTCAATAGAGTCTACTTCTGCACCTTTCTTTCCGCTTCCGATAAACATTCCCTTATAAGCCAAAGAGTTCTTGGCTACCTTGATAGACAAAGCCGTATCACCAGTGGTATAGGCTTCGATAACTTGCACATTGATTACCGCATAAGCAAACTTGTTTTTCAAGTCTGCATAAATCGGGGTAAATACAGGCAGGGAACTTCCCACCGTCAAGTTCGTTGTGTCGAGCTTATAAGGGCCACGTCTGCGGATGCCCGTTTGGACATCGTAACGTTCCTCTTGCTCAACATGCGGAACTAAATCATACTTAAATCCTGCTGACATAATTAATTCTTGTTTTGTTCAACAATCGTTTTTGTTCCCTCGTCAATCATTTTAGCGATAGATTCAGATTCTTTCTCAATCTTCGCTTCTGATGATTCAGGAGGAATTACACCGGCAAAGCCTTCATTCTTCAATTCCTGTGCTACATCCTTGAAATAAGTATCCAAGTCTGCATCTTCGGGAACAGCGTAACGCTTTGCTTGTGATTCGGGAATACCATACTCCTTTGCCTTAGCCAAAATCTGCTCCTGACGGGTAGCCTGCGCTTTCTCTGTCTCAAACTGGGTAAGTTTGTCGGAAAGAGGCTTGACGGCATTAGCCACCGCGTCAGCGATAATCTTTGCCATGTCTGGCTGCTGTTCTGTAGCAGTCTGCTGTTGCGTGGTAGTTGTAGTGGTAGTCTCGATTGGTTTACCGTCCTTCAAGCCGTGTTTCTTCTCGTAGTTAGTAACCGCGGAAGCACCTGCACCATTAGCCCGGAAATCACCATAGGAATTTAACACGTCCTGGAAGCCTACTCCATCCGCGATTGTCTGTAATTGGCTTTCGTCCGTAACACCGGTCGCTTTCTTTTCAGCGATCCGGATTAAAGTAGCTTCATCAACCCCAGGGAATTTGGTTTTGAGTAATGCTAAAATCTTTTCTTTCATACCGTATGAATTTTCGTTTAAAATCTTTGGTATAAAAGTAGATAGCTAATATATGAGTGGAAAATTTTGGAAGGTGGGATACACGACAATAGAATGATTGTCGTAAAAAGGAAAGTAAAGAGCATAAAAAAGGCGTGAAGCCGAATAGAATCACGCCTATAATAGTAAAAATAATTCTTTAAAAACCTAACATAGCTGCCGGAGGTATGTTTAGCACACGGCAAAGTAATCTTGCTATCTTCAAAGTCGGCTCTGAACGACCAGCAAGATAATCATTAACACGTGAAGGGCTAACTCCTATTTCACCGGCGAGTTGCCTTTGCGTCATTCCTTTTTCTTCAAGAGATAATTCTATCAATTCCGCAACAGTCGGCTTTTCTATAGGATAATGCTCCTTTTCGTAAGCAATCACTATATCAGACATTACAGTAAGTTCCACCGCATTCTTATCGTTTGCGGGAGTATTATCATCAACCATTGGTAACAGTTCTTCAACTCTTGCCAATGCAAATTCGTATTGTTCCTTACTAACTTTATTCATATCCTATATCTTAAATGGTTGAACAATCAATTTTATCATAATCTTTATGAGTACCCACCCAGCGGATGAATATATAACCCATTGTAAACTTTACGACAACTACCAACCGATAATTGTTGCCCCTGATATTAAAAACATAATGCTGGTTGCCTACATAATCAGCAGAAAGAAAATCAACCTTAATATCAGATAAGTTTTTCCATTCAGCCTTTTCTGCAATATCATACCAGCGTTCAAGAGCTACGCGCGAATCTTCATAACCTTTCGTTTCGTAGAAATCTTTCAGCTTCTTATGTGATACTATTCTCATTTCTCTTTCATTTGATACAAAAATACAAAATAATTCTGTATAACAAAATTTTTACAAGGGATTTATTTTACATAATAGAATTTAGATAATAAAAAAGCGGAACTAAATAGCCCCGCTCATTAATATCATATTATCATAACTATGCTGCTGTAGGAGAATTACTTTGTTTTTCTGCCTTTTGGCTCATATCTTCTTCAATTTCCTTCAACTCTTCATCTATGCGATCCATGTTCCCAGCGAATATTATACCTTCTCGACGTGACCATACCCCACCATTTACAGCGGAGACAGCAGTAGAAACCTTATCTGAGACGTTATCAATCATATATGGTACTATTTCGACATCAACATCAATTGTTTCGGATGCTTTCTCAAAATTGGTATTGATAGAGCCTAATGCGGAGACAAGAAAGTTTACCCTTCGTTGCATGAAGCTACCAATTTCTTCAGAGTGATTTTCTACTGCCATGTGTGCACCACCGGACAAAGCATTGCCTGTCCCTTTTAGATTCTCAAAGGAGATACGCGGTGTATTTGTAAGCGCATAAGCCTTTTCTGTCAATCCCTCGGCCTCAAATTTAACCGTATCTGGTACCTGGTTCCATGTCAGATATGAAGCGTTTGCACCCTGCCCTGTGAGTTGAACTATCCTATTCCTTAATTCACCTGCAAATTTCTCGATCTCCCCAAAAAGCATTAAGATAGGGAAGAAATGATAGTCGATACAATCGGCATAGCTGGACAAAAGTTTCTCTAAACGTACACGAATGGTTCGTATCTTGTTGCAATAAGCCTCTGGACGATAGCAATACATGACCGGCAACTTCTTAAAGCCATGCTTGAAAGCGGAAACCATCTCCCAGCCTTTGTCTAACTCCCACTGAAAGACTACATCTTTCGTCACAGTCATAAAGCAGGTGATTTCGTGGTCGTCCAGGTCTTTCTTCTTGTACTCACGGGAGAAAGCAACCATATCACCTGAATCATCAAAGAACGGATAAAGTTTATCGCCCCGGAACGGAGACCAAAGAACACTGCGAAGTTTGTATTGTGGCATGGACTTACCGAATAGATTGGCTACTTTCGCTTTCAATTTAGCCCAAAAGCCGTCGTCTTTAGTTACATACCAATATTCAGCAACTTCTTGTTCTGAAAGCCAAGAACGAACAATCTTCCGGTTCTGATACTTGATCTTATTCTTCTTTAGAACCTGTTTCAAAGCCTCAAAGATACCTTTCTCCGATTCATCCGGGGTACAGTCCATCTTTGGCTCGGTACCGACAGTGAAAGCCGTTTGGATATTGACAATATCCTGCTCCAAAGGAAGGGCGATTCGGTTAGGCTCAACTTTCTTTGTCTTTTTTGGAATGACGGTAGTCTTACCGGTCTTTTCGTCAAATACCTCTTTCTCCTGCTCAATAGTGATTTCTATCTGTGGGTACTTCTCTTTATCCACGATGATCTCATGTCTATTTGGGTCCCAGTCGGCATATAGCTTTTCCCGATCCGGAAGTTGAGTTTTCCGACCTTTCTTCAGATAGTAGATTTTCCGGTCTATATCTTCGAGTGCTAAAATTTCGTCTATCGTTTTCATTTGATAATATTTTAATGTGCAAATATTCCTGAATTGTCTTTAGGCTTCAAAATCTTACCAAGAAGCATACCCAACACATAATAACGGGCCGCATCTATCAGGTGATTATCTTTATCTACCGGTTCATTGATGTAATTCCCGTCTTTATCCTTATCCCATACATAGTTTCTAAGTTCGTTGATGAGATTATATGACCGTTCAGTAACGAATAGCTCCATATCTTTCATCTTATCTATACCGGCATTAATAGAACCAGGGTACTTATCTACTGGATAGATATTCACGCCGCCGTTCTTTATCTCCTGTATCAAACGAGGATCGGCAGAATCCGCCATAACCTTCAATCCCCAAGGTTTAAGAACTTTGGTTATGCCGGAAGATAACATGCCGGTCTGATAGCATAATTCATCTAAGTATAGAGCATTGTCCACAATACCGCACCGTACAGATGCCGAAGGATCATTTGTATAGCCAAAGTCCTGACCGATACCCACCTTTTTACACCACTGCGGAAACTCTTTAACAATACCCCACTTCTTAAATACAGCACCTTCCGCAACATCGGCCCACCTACCGATAACGACATGAGCGTACTTTTCGGGATTATTCACTTTCATATCCTCTACCTCTTTCAAGAACTCCGGAGAAAGGTTTTCCAAGTTATCAAAGTAAGTAGTATGGATGTGTAGCACATTCGGATGAGTAGAAACTTGAACCTGCACGCCGTCAATCTCTACAAGTTTATGCGTTTTCTCTATGTACTTTTTATAGATGAAGTGGTTGGAATCACACGGATTCATTATGATGAGAATTCGGTTCTGAATGCCCTTCTTACGGATGGAGAGCATTATCTTATCGAACTCTTCCTCATTCGTCCATTCCTCCGCTTCGTCGCAAACGAAAGTAGTAATACCTTGAATGGATTTCAGTTTCGCTGTTTGGTTCCCAGAAGAAGTTTTTATTCCCCGGAACATGATACGGCTTTTAGTCATTTTATTGACTATATCCGTCTTGGTAGTTCGGAAATACTTCTCCGTTCCATCCAGTTCTATCTTTTCCATCATTTCGGGGATGATAGACATGCCGGCGGAAACCATCGTGTAACGAGTGTAGAGAATATGATGGATTATCTTTTCGGCTTTCGTCATTTCAAAAGTCAGACGCTCTATGAAGGTGGAAGCGTTGAAAGACTTGCCGGAGCCACGACCGCCAGTGATAAGGATAATAAACTTTTCCTTATCGGTGTACAGAGGGTTATATATTTCTTGGGGTACAATCATTCAACTTTACTTTTGATCCATTCGTCAATATTGATGCCCTGATTTATTTCCTTTGGAATATCTTCATCATCAATTCTTGGAGCTGGTTTATTCCATTGTTCGGGCTTACGGTTTTTGAGCCAAAAGATGCCGGCTGTTGTATCAGAGGGTATTTCCTGCTCTAATTCGACAATCTCAACCCTTTCCTTTTCGCAACGCCTACCTTCTTCGTCATAGTACACATCCTTCACCTTTATAGCCTGTTGGACTTTAATTTTAGTACCCATTGCCTTACGGTATATTTTGCTTTCGATGGCAAAATCAATAGGCGCACGCCCGTTTTTTAATGCTTCGGATAATTCGGGAATTTTACCTTTCAATTCAGAGAAATACGTCTCATTATAGCCGATGTTTGCCGCAATCTGCTTATCGTCCAATCCGTCACGTGCCCAGCTCTCTATGCGGATTAGGTTTTGCTTATCTTTAAAATCAAACTTTGGCTTTGCCATATTAATCTACTCTTTCTACTTGATCAGAGAACACCTCTCCTTTTATAAACTTCATATCCGGATCATACCCAAATCTTGCCATGAAAGCAGCTTTCGCTTCATAGGTATCAAAAGACAACATCACATAGGCATCCATATCCTCGGCTGTCTTCTGTGCGTTCTCCTTAACTTGTTGCTTGACTTCTTTCATGTGGGCAACCTTCTCTGCACGCTCTAATTGCTTGGCGGCTTTCTCGGCTTCTTTCTGTTCGGTCACAGGTGACATCATATCGGACAGGGCATCTGCAATAGAGTTTTCCGCTTCGGTCTGCAATAGATAATCAACGCCAATCATGTTTAGGTCGGCATCGGTCAGACCTGCGTCTTTCCAATCAATATCGGGAACAAGCTGTGCAAGGGCATCGAAATCCCATGTACCTTGCGCATTTGGATTGTTCATTAAAATATTGAGTTCCTTCTCCTGCTTTTCGTCCACATCTATGACATCAACACGAATGCTATAATCATTATCCGGAAACTTCTGCAATTCATCCATGACGGATAAACGCTGATGCCCGCTGACAACGGTCAATCCTGTACGCTTGTTCACGACAATTCCACCGACTAAACCAAACTTCTTAATACCACGCTTTAACGTCTTGCGTGATTCCTCGGACAGTTTTCGGGGATTATAATCGGCGAAGTGAATGGCAGAACGGTTAAGTTCTACCGATTCACTCTTTATGTATTTACTTAGTTCCATTGTCATATTCAAATAAAATTCTTTCACTCATTGGAAAAGCTTTAATAATCCTCCTCAAATCATCCGGGTAATTCTTGCGAAGCCACAAGAAACAATCAAGATTGAACCCGATACCGCCAGATGCCTTGTTTGAATACCGGACCGGTTCGGGAAGTCCTTTCTGTCTCATGTAAGTAAGAACATCTCTTTGCGTCCAATCGGCCAAAGGATAAACCTTGCCTGCGTTCTCATAATCCTGGTAGGTATTCAACATCAACCGGCGGTTCATACTATCAGCCTTCTTCATTCCATAAAAAACGAACTCGATGCCGAATTTTAACCGCATAGCTAAATCAACATCAGCCAACTTCAAGAGCTTTATCTTGGGATTGGGTACACAATACATACCGGACCGGAGAATATAAGTAAGATTCCAATGTGGCACCTGGATAAACTCAACTTTCGGGTATTTGGCTTTTACCCACTTGATATATCTTTCAATATGCTCTAATCCTTCAACAAAGTACATGAATATACATACAACCCGGTCAAACTTAGGATAGATCAGATCCAGTAACACAAGGCTATCCTTACCCAGAGAACAAAAAACGATAGCCTCATTAGATTTTACTCTAACGAGGTCTATCGTCCTATATGTTCTCTCAAGCAAGTTCATCCCGAACTCATACCTAAACCAGAGCGTACATTCCTGTACTGCTGATTTCTGGTAATAAATCTACCACCTTGAGAAACTCTGTTTGTTCCTGGTACCGTCAATCCTCTACGGCCGCCTCTGTAATTAGAGGTCGCAAAACCTGTTCTGTTAGCTCTTCTACCGACTCAGCAAAATATTAATGGTTAAACATTGGACTTCTCTATCATTTTACCCAAGTCATAAATGATTTGGGCCATCACGTACTCAACACCATCGACTTCATAGGGAATTTCGTTGCCATCCTCGTCTGTCAGGATCTCGACTTTTACGCCTTTAACCTCGACAATAGCAAACGGGCGTGTGCCCTTATATTCACCTGTAAGAAACTTGATAGCATTGTATTCTATCGGTACGACTTCGGGTTCTTGATCTTCTGGCACTTCTTCAAAGTGTTTATATTCTTTGTCGCCGACTTTATACCGGATATACTTTTGAGAAGTGTTAGGCCGGATCTCTCTGAACTCTTGTGTCTTCTTACCAGCTAAAATCTCATCGAAAAACTTCTGTTTAATCGAAAGCGTCAATACATTCATAATCGTGTCTATTTTATTAATAAATAATTAGTTGCGGGACGAGGACTCGAACCCCGGACCTTCGCCAAGTCAAAGCGACAAGCTAACCACTGCTCTACCCCGCGATAGCACCACTAAGGTACTACCATAACCAAAGATACAGAAAGATCTTCAATCGTTATTTATGACAATAGGGCTATTGTCGTAAACTAAGCCATTTATCACGCTTTTCTCTGCACGCCTCTAAGGTAGGCGCACAACAAGCGAACAGCTCACCAGATTCAGTACGGTAGTCGTACTGGTACATTTTCACTCTCTTACCTCTTAATTTGGTAGTGTAGGTACAATAGTTCTCTTTACCGGGCTGGCATATGCTGCAACCGTTTACGTTTATTGAGTTCATAAGATTATTTGTTTTAGTAATATACTTGTCTTTTATTATGGTAATTGTTCTTGCATTTGATACAGCAGAACTTCTGTTGATATGTCTTCTTCACAAACTGCTTACCGCACATTGGACAACGGCATACTGTACCAACTTTAGCCTTTTCATTATGCCTCTTCGGTTCTTCTTGGCTGTTATTAAGTTCTTTAACTCTGTATCGTTTACCTTGATAGCTGTAATCGCTACTATCGTAATCACCTCTGCACTCTTCAATATCTGCAAGATGATATGCTTCTGTTTCGTCATTCATAATCAATCTTTAATTGCAATTTGAACATTATACCCAAAGTGTGCAGCGTACCGGCACAACCTATTCAAAATAGTCAATAAGCGTTCTGTTTTAGAAGCATCAAATTGAACTTGAACCATTTCTTCGCCATCTACGTAAAAAATCATTGTCTTCATGATCGTGTATATTGTGGTAGCCCGAAGGCTACCGGATTAAGCTAAAATGTTTATTGATTGAAGAGTATCAAATTCTTTTTTATCAAACCAACGTGTTATATCTTCAGCCGCCACTTCATATTCACCGCTTTCTTCATCGAAATGGGTATGATCTCTAATTAAATCTACACATTCGCTTATCATATACAGCTGGTCTATGGTTAGACCCGTTATTGCATGAATAGGCTTTTTGCTACTTGTCTTCATTACCTTATGTATAGTGCAGGGCGAAAGCCCTGCTGGTTAAACTTACTTATTTAATATTTTCATTACGATATTTGCAGATGCTCTGCCCTCTATTCTATAAGAGTTATCAGAGTTGAACTTAAACAATCTACCGCTCTTACCTGAAACAAGCTCAAGACCACTTCGCCAATCTTTAGCTAAAGAATTAAGAATTCTGTAATCACTGCCTTTTATTTCTACCTGCTTGATGCCAATCATTAATGTTACTATATCGTTTATCAAATCTGCATCTAAAAATCTAATTATCGTCTTCATGATTGTATATGTTCTAATTGTTATTACTTTGTTTTCAAGCTATGCAAGTCCAATAGTCAACTATGTACTGGATAGCCTCGTCTTTGTAGTCTACGTTGTAGAGCTTACAGGCTTCTGCCTCACTCATGGCGACTAATGCTGCCAGTTCGTTGTTCATGTTGTCAATGTTTGTCATAACCTTTATATTTAATTGAATTATCCAAATCGTTTAATTTTACACCGCAAATATAACAGATTGTTTAATTCACAACCAAATCTATTTGTGTAATATATGTTAATAAATAAACTTTCTGTATATTTTTGTCGCATTTCTTATACAGATATGGAAAAATGAGGTATTTTTGCACTTAAACAATATGTATAATTATGGATTTAAGAATAAAGGATATTTGTCGAGAGCAAGGTATCATGTTAAAAGACCTTGCAAAGCAACTTGGATTAACAGAGGTTGGTTTGTCTAAGTCTATAAATGGAAATCCGACCATCGGACGTTTAGAAGAAATCGCCAACGCCCTCGGTGTTCCTGTTACAGAGTTATTCGATAAATCTTCTGACGAAGTAGTCGGAGCCGTCCGGATAGGTAAGGATACTCATGTTATTAATAGTAAGGAGGATATTAGGAAGTTAGCGGAAAATCTATAATAAAAGAAGAGATGGAAAAACAAGAAAAAACATTATTGTGTCAGATAAATGAGATTTATTCTGACTTAAAAGATGAATCCTCAAAAAATAGACCCAATTACAGTAAATATTCAATGACGCTTAATAAGTTTTTAAATCTAATATTAGAACTTTATGATATGTATAAGCCTGATTACTTAGACAAGTTAGATATACAGCATCTCAGATTAACAATTTACGCAAAAGAAGGGATTAAAGTAGAAACTGCTTATAACAAAGTGGTAAAAAAAGAAACTAACAGCAATTACCAAAACCTAGCAAAGGCGATGGCTAAAGCTACTTATCAAATTAATCTTGATGTATATTCCGTTTTAAATAAAGCAAATGAGATAAAAGATGAAGTTAAGCTGGACTAATCCCAACTTTGCTTCACCTACGTTTAACCCCATATAAAGAACATATGAAAGACGTAAAATCATTTCCACCTATTGAACACAAAGACTGTACTGTTCTTATTGTTGGAACAGTCCCAAGTAAAATATCTTTGGAAAAAGAAGAGTATTATGGTAATCCGAATAATATCTTTTGGGATATAATGTTTCGCATATGCAATAACAGTAATCCTGATTATCCAATATTAGAAGATTATGCAAACAAAAAAGATCTTCTATTAAGTAATGGTATTGCTTTATGGGATGTAATAAATTATTGCGAAAGAAATACAAATTTGGATAGTGATATAAGGAATGAAGTACTGAATGACGTAAAATCATTTTTTGTTGAACATCCGTACATTGAGGTCGTCTTCTTTAATGGCAAATCTGCTGAAAAATTATTTGAGCCATTCAAACAATCCATCCAACAAGGGATTAAATACATTCCATTGGAGTCAACAAGTCCCTCTAACAGAAAGAATCCGTTTTTTAAATTGAAACAATGGAAAGATCAAATAAAGCCCTATCTTATATAAGATACGAGTTTTTTTACTTTGAAAAGATAATACATCTTAGGACATTAATAATAATAATAAAAAACAAAAAAAATGAACTGGATAGATACAAACACTCTGATTGCAATCTGCGCTTGCGCAATTGGCTTAACTCAATTTTTTCTTTGGAGGTATATTGCTCGTAACAAATCTTATGAATCAGAGAAAGGTAAAAATCTTGCCACCAAAGAAGATGTAAAAGACATTACGCAAAAGGTGGAGGAAATTAAAAATATATACTCATCGTCATTAGAGCGATACAAGATAGATCTTCAAAAAGAACTTGAAACATCTAAATACATTATTGAACTATGCCATTCTTTAGACAAGGAACTTATAATGTTAATTTCCAAAGCCTTAAAGTCGTATGTTTCTCCAGAAATAGGGATGCCTCATGAGTACGATGATAAAGATCTAATTTCTTCAGCACATAAAATATCCAATTTTTTATACATATATCGAACAAGATACGGATCAAAAAAAGAATTTTATGATTTGAATGATATAGCTTTCAAAATAAAATGTTTATCCGATATTGATATGGAAACGACAATTCCAGAAACGTATAAAGCAGATTTCATATTTCTACTTCATTCTGCATCATCTACTTTTTTACCCAAATTCAAATAAGCCGTCCTAATCCCCCGGCTTTACCCTTTTCATCATCTCCCCATATATCCAATCCACATCCTGACGGAAATACTTATACAACTGATAAGAGAAAACAAGATTATTACGGTTATCGGATATGGCTGTCTGCGCGCTAACACCTAAGACCTCCGCTAATTTATTCCGAAGGCCGTTCTTCATTTTTCCGCCGGCGAGCGTGCTTGGAGAGTACAAAAACAGGATGATAAAGATGAATTTCTTTCTTTGGGTAACATTCCCTATCCTAAACGTTTCCTTTTGAGATATGATCTCCTGGAACCACGCATATAACGTCCCTATCATGTCAAGGTCGGTCAATGTAGGCTCCGTTAGTTCTTTCTCTCTTTCTGATAACTTGGATTTCTGTTCCCGGATAGATTTTATTTCTGCGATTTCTGAAAACATGGCACGATTATTTTAAAGTAAATAGTATATTTGCACTATTCAAAATCGTGTTAAGAGGTAACGTTACTGGTGGTTCGGGGCGTTGCCTCTTGTGTTTTAGAATGGTAGATCATCTTTTGGCGGCTCAGGTTGATAGGGTTCCGGCTGTGGACTGGCTTCTTGCTGAGCAGGTCTACTTCCTAATAGCTCCAGCTTATCAACAAATATTTCTGTCACATACCGCTTTGATCCTGTCTTATCCTCATACTGCCGGGTCTTGATCTTACCCTCAATATAGATTTGAGATCCTTTCTTGACAAACTTCTCCACGACCTCGGCAAGTCCTTTCCAAAAGACAAGGCTATGCCATTCCGTACGATCCGGAACCTGGGTACCGTTTTGAAGGGTGTAACCTTTCTCTGTAGTGGCAAGTGAAATGTTGGCAACCTTTGTTCCGGCAACTTCTTTCACTTCAGGATCTTTGCCGGTATGACCGAGAAGGATTACTTTATTTACGCTCATGATTATGCTATTTGATTATATTTTTCTGCTATTTTTCCAAATCTTTCCGGATCGATCAACTTTGTAACGAATACATTGAAAGCCTCTGTTGCTCTTTCAGAGTTACCAGAAGTGTCACTGTTACCCGATATAGAAGCCGCCAGTTCTGCAGTGTATCTTTCTGTAACAGGTAATAGAAGATAATCCATTTTATCCGAGTGTATTCCAAATATCTCATAGGCATCTTCCTGGTAGAACTTAACCAATACCCTGCTACTTTGGCAAAAGATATTGATTAGCATTGAAAGGCTGGCAATTCTGTTTTCGGTTCCACTGATATCATGGTCCAACATAATTTGACTGATAGAGTATTTTAGAATGTCTATGTCTTTCATGAAATAGTCTTCCATATCCTGCAGGACTGAAGCAAATATTTCAGGATAGACATTGACGTGTGAACGCATATCCAAGTTGTACTTTGCTATTTCATACTCCGCCTTTTGGAAATCCCGTTTAGCGGAGAATCTGAATAATCCTGCTGTTTTAAGTTCTTCTTTTAGCATCAGGAAATGATTATACACCTGGTCATTAATAAATAACCCGGAGTATTGTAAGGTATGTTCCTTTGTTACTCCGGGCAGTGGGTTGATATGTTCTTTTTTATAATCGGCTATCGCTTGAACGTAGCCGCAGTAATTAATGTTCATGATGGTTTTATTTAGTTTTATGTTTTATAGTCTGAAAAGCAAAAGAGTTTACAAAGGCCGGGTAGTTGTAGCTGCTCGGCCTTGCCGTCCTATTTTCGTGAGGTCACGAAAAAGGTTCATTTCTTTCGTGATATGAGTTATTTTAATCTATAAGACATCATCTTCGCTGTCTCATATCTGAAATCGTCCGAAATGTCCTTGATTCGTTTCTCACGCCCTTTGCAAAGCTGGATAACCTTTCGGGCAAGCTCTTTACGCTTCCTGCTTCTCTTAGCATATTTCAGTAGGGAGCTATAGGCAAGAATAAGCCAATAGTCACACACTTGCTCTTTCTCTTTTAGTCGTATATATCCTATATTCATGATTTTTTCATGTTGATTATTCTGGTATCGGCATCCAAGCGTCAATCTTATCACGTTCGCAATACACATCGTCACCATCTTCATCATCCCATACTCCATGAAAGGCATTCCATACGAGAAGTTTTGTTCCGTAAATACCAGATGAAGTGAGCACGAGTTGATTATCTTCAGGCATTCGTTCATCTATACTTATCCAGGGAGATTGCTGTTGTTGCCACTCTGCACCGGCAATAAAAGCCTTTTGTAATTCTGATGCCATACCTTTGCCAGTCCATATCTCATGTTCTTTTTCTTGATAAGCCTTTGCAGCTTGTTGTAATTTATTTTCCATGATTCGTTATTTTTTAATTGTTAGGTAATTTCATAAAACACATCCACATAGTTTTACCGCTCCGGCCAGTAGTATGCCCGAATAAAGGCTGCCGGTTGATAGCTTTCAAAACCTCTTTAACAGTTACTTGTTCTTCATTCCATTTGAAAATAAGAACACCGTAATCATCGAGTACCCGGAAACACTCGTTGAAACCCTGATTCAACAACCTTGGCCAATCTTCCAATAATTTACCGTACTTCTTTGCGAGCCAACTATTATCACCAACTTTTACCAGGTGTGGCGGGTCAAATACAACAAGTTTGAAGTTCTTTGCAGGAAAAGGTAGATTTGTAAAGTCCGCTACGACATCGGGATGAACTTTCAGACTTCGACCGTCGCAAAGAATATGCTCTTCATCTCTGATATCAGCGAATATAGCATTGGGATGTTTCTTGTTAAACCAGAACATCCGGGAACCGCAGCAGGCATCCAATATTATTTTATCCATTTAATTCGTTATTTCTTAGTCTTTAATATCAATCGGTACTTTCATACCTGATAAATCTTCTACATATTCAATGCCGAATCCTACCCCATCTTTCAGGATAATATACGCCATTGCCAAGATTCCCGCTTTAATGAAACTATCCGCATGAACAAGTAGCTTTTTATCGCAGTCATAGAACTTCACAAAATAGGTTTTATCTCCGTTTCTGATAATGTGCCTTAGATATGACTCCTTATCATGTTGAGCATGATCAACAGCTTTGACGGCATCCATCCTTGCTTTAATATAATCCGGCAATGCTTCCTGCGCTGCTGGGTCGAAAGTGATACATTTCGTTTTATCCATGATTCAGTTCTATTTAGTGTTGAATGTTATATTAATAGCTTCTTGGTACGTTACCCCATTGTTTTTAAGGCTCATCATCTGTTCATATCGTTTAGGTTCTCGCTCTTTTAGCCGGTCGAACCGATAACAATCAAACTGACAGCCAAACCCGCAATAAGCGCACCCGGTATTTTCCTCTCCTTTATCGTACACGCTACAATACTTCAAGCCATATTGCTTTGTAAAATCCCAGATATTATTCTTTGTCCAAATGGATATTGCTTTACAAGCCTTATGCTTAACATCAATGCAACCAGTCTGCAAGTAAGCCCCTTGCCTTGTATGGCTATTTTCAGCCATCGTCCCGATAAATACACCATTCTTGCTAAGTTCCTTCATCGGGGACTTTTTCAAATAGTCGCAACATTTGTGTGTTATATCGAAAGGGACATCGAGTAAATGACGATACTTTTTAGGTATGATAAATTGCTTACTTGATGTACCATCCCGCTTGACGCCAGTAAGATAAAGGGTCCTTGTTGCCTCATTTCTATCAGTTGGGTGTCGGCAATCATGAATCATTCTTGCAACCTTTTTACTGATCAGTGGAAAGCCATATTCTGCCACTATTTTAGCGAATGTCGTATTAGGATGCACAATTTCTACGTTATCAGTTTCACGCACAAACTTTATGATCTCACTAAATTCGTTTGTGGTATTGGCAAATATCGCCTTTCTATCTTTGTCAATCATCCTGACAAGATGCATCATCACAGTGCTGTCAATACCACCTGAATAAGCAATAACGCTTTCCGGATATTTTGAAAGGAAGGCATCAATGATATACAAACTGTGATCTATTTTCTGTGATAGGCTCCACGACTGCCGATATGCCAACTCTTCGTATGATAATGCGCTCATAATTTTTTAAATGTGAGCTTTTCTAACTTTTCGATCTGCTTTTTTAGAGAGGAAATTTTCTTTTGTCTCATCTCTTCAGCCTTCTTGATGGCATCTTCATGGTTATAAAAAGCCTCTTTTGCCATTCTGTAACCGATAGACTCACCTCTTACATAGGCATACTTAGATTCATCCCTGTAAGATCTAATCTCTGCTTCTTTTTCAATAATACCCTTGGTAAGGGCGTAATTTGTTATAAATACTTTTGCCATAGATTGTTATTTTTTTTAGATTAATCAATATTTCTTACTACTCTCACCGGTACAGCCTTATGCCTTGGCGACTTCCGTACTGCCCGAATGAGCTCAAATCGCTGAACCCATCTTTTAGGCATGAGAGATACCATATCAAGTTCAACAGCAATTATTTCGTAAACCCACTCTTGTATGTCTACACCTGGTGGGGGTGATTCCCAACGTCCGTTGATTAAAACTTGTCTCATAATCCAAGCTCTCCCTGTTTACCTTTATTCGAGAGAACAGAGTTTACACGGCTGATCTCATCGTCTATTAACTTCTCCTGCCTTTTTGATGCCTGAAGCGTGATCGACGATCTGGTTCTGAAATACTCTTTTTGAAGCTGGCGCAATTTGACAACAGCTTCAAAGAATTGCTTAGGTTTCATTGCATTCTCCTTTCTTCACTAAAAACTCACACTTCTTTCCCGGCTTCTCGTCCGGTTCTGTCTTCTTGGATTCTGCCTCGGACATGTACAACTGGCAGTCGTGCCGATCCGGACAGGTGTTGCCGTAACATTTGATTTTATGTTTCATGATTAATGGAATAAAGTTTTTTCGATGTCATAATTAAAAGCCAATATCTCTGTTCGTTTCTCTACCTTCTGTCCCTTGCCTTGCTGGTTGACCTTCAAGTCCACCTCTATTGATCTGACATTCCACCCATATTTAGCCACAAAATATCGGAATGTCTGACACCAATAATTTGAGAGGATAAACTTCCCTTTGATAGTGGAGAGGAGTGATAGCAGATCGTAGAAATCCTTATGCGTATAGCCATAGTAGTGACCTTGGACACAGCTGGGATAAGGAGGATCGAGATAGAAGAACGTTTCCTTTGAATCCCTTTCTTTGATTACCCGGAGCGCATCCCGGCAGGAAATCTGTACTTGATCCAATCTGTCACGTAGCTGCTCGGTGAAGTTAATCCGTTTGTTTTTTATCATTATTGCGGATTGTGACCCAGAACGACCATTACACCATTTCCATCCGCCATGCATTGAACCACCGAAAGAGCTATTCGTTATTACCCAGACTGCCCACGCCTTTTCTATATCAGACGCTTCACATCGGCCGTTCCAGACATCCTTTGCGTAGTAGTACATGCTTTCGGAATGTAACGTATTCCGGATCCTTTCTTGTAGTTCAGGGAAACTGTTTTGTGCTGACAGGTAGAAGTTGATCAATTTGTCATCATGATCGTTGATGACCTCTAATCCGGCCTTGGCCTTGCGGAAGAAAACAGCTCCGCCTCCGAAGAAAGGCTCACAATAAATCTTGTGGGTTGGCATCATAGAAATGATGGTATCGGCCAAACGCTGTTTGCCGCCATAGTATGTGATTGGGGTTCTCATTTACATTAACTTTGTTAAATTTATTTTATCTGTTTATTTTCATTATATTTACCAAGTCAAACAGTAATTTTAAAGAGATGTATTACGCTATTATCACAGAAAACGACGAATCTAATTGGTCAGACAAAACAGGGGAATTATATCATCATCCTAATCGATACCTGAAATATATTCCAGAGGGTGCCAAAGTAATTTACTATAAAGGTAGATTAACTAATCGTGATTATAGGGATCGACGTCTTACAGATAAGCCTCACTATTTTGGCCTTGCTGTTATTGGTAAACACTATTTAGACCCATCATCCAAGAAAAGTGACTACTATTCAGAAATTGTTGATTTCAAAAGATTTGAATATCCTATTCTGATACAGTATGACAATCAATATATAGAAGATATTCCAGATAACTTAAAAGCTAACTATTGGAGAAATGCAGTTCGCCCAATAACCAAAGATATATATGATAAAATTGTCTCACTTGCTGAAATCAGTGACGGAGACTCTTTTTCTACCATAGATAACTTTACCACTGAAATAGAAGCAAAAGAAGGCGCAAAGAAACAAGTTTATACAACTCAATATGAAAGAAATCCAAGATTGAGAGAACAAGCAATAAGATTACACGGCTTAACTTGTATGGCCTGTGGCTTTAACTTTCTACAGTCGTACGGAGATTTAGGGTGTGGCTTTATCCATGTACACCATATCAAGCCTCTTTCATCATCAGAAGAACGTTTTGTTAATCCAGAAACTGATCTTATCGTTTTATGTCCTAATTGTCACTCAATGATTCATCGAAGAAAAGACATCATGCTAACTTTGGATGAATTGAAGAAAAAGATCAAGAATCATACTTGACGATGAAGTTTGATCATTTCTGAACTTTTCTACAAGTACATCTCTTGCATCTTTGGTAAATACTTACCCGGTCTTTCTCAGAGCGAAATAAAAAGGGACATCCGAATGACTTATCGAGTGCCCCGTAATAACCGCAATTGTCCGGTTTTCTGAATGTCTTTTGAAATATCAGGTTGGGGAGTTTTAGGGCTTCCTCGGCCTGGTCTTTGGATAGAAGATGATAAAACATGTTATTTTGTTGTTTCTTTTCGTTTCTTGTACTCTAAAAATTCGGCATAAGTTATGCCAGTAGTATTCTTTGCTTCAACACTTGGCTTAAACGCATCAGCAGCTTTTACAGCTTCATTTTGTGCCTGCGTATCCCTGTGAATATCATATTTTGCCAGCCAATTCATAATAACCTCCCCATCTATACGACCAAAGACTTGTCCGAAATAACCTTTCTTGGCCATTTTGAAAAAGAGCTTGAAATCTTCTGGTTTATAATGTGGATATTCTTCACGAACAAGGTCTATAGTGTCTTTTATCTGAAAAGGGTCCATTGTCCCATTCGTTGAATAAAAGTTCACAAACTGCTCAAACCATGTGTACATCAAAGAATTTATAAAAATGTCGTCATAATTCTTCCACAGTTCGGATATTGAAGGAGAAACCGCATTGAATACGTCAATCGCCGTCTTTGGATTTATACTGTTCCAGTACGGCTCTGGCGAATTGGCCCACAGTTTCACGGCTTGCGGCTTTGTTTCCGGCAGACTTGGCAGAAGATCCAAATCCGGCCTTTGGTATCGTACTACTTGATTTTCCATTGAATTTCTCATTATTAGCCCATGTTGCAAGTCTTTTGGCGACTTCCCATGTTTTATTCGTTTCAAATCTCATCTTAGTTTCTGACTTATTCAGTTCAGACCAGTAATCAAAGAAAGCTCGGATCATTTCCTTTCCGTATCGCTCCATATACGGGACAAGGGATTGCCCAAAATCATTTCTCCGTTTGAGCGTAGCGGCTTTAGCCGCGGCAAGTTTCTTAGCTTGCTCGGCTTTCTTTGCCTCTACGTTAGTAGAGGTTTCTTTAGGTTTACTATTCTTTCTTTTTATCTTTACTTTACTTTGTGTACTTACGTCATCATTAACTCCGTTTTTGTATGCAATAACTTCGTTTTTGATGTCAGAAACTAAATATTCGATGACATATTCAATTTCTTCACGTCTTATAACGGCACTTTTAAATCGGCATTGAATACCATTAGATGTTAGGATTTTATACTTTTCGTGAAGTTCTTGATTAAAAAAACCGACCTGTAAAGCTTTCTTTATAACTTCTTCCACTGCGCCCTCGGTAGTGCCAACAGTATCAGCCACCACAAAAGGCAAATCTTCATCCCACAATATGTAATACCCTTTATCTCGGTAGATATTACATAGCAGGCAAATAAGTATAGAAGTCGAAGCCGGTCCACAAGCTCGCGCAATCTTTCTAATCTTTACATCAGAAAAAAAATCCGTATCAAAAGAGAAGTATTCAAGGCCTTGTTTTGTAGGTCTTGCCATATACTTTTATTTAGAATGCATAAAAACAGACTCGCTTACTGTCAGCAACGAAACGTTTGTTCAACAAACTACACAACGCAATTCTTGGATTACCTTTCGTTGTAGGTAATATCGTTCCGTTTTTACATTTAGCACAAGTATCCGGTCGGATAACTTGCTTTTCGTTTCTCTTTACCATATTAAAAATATACGTTAGTTAATTGTCTACCATTAGAAGTTACTTGCCACAGTCCCCGACCTGTTGGATCTACCAGCTTAAGGTCTTTCACTTCTCCAAATCGCTTGATATTACCACATAAATAGAGGACGTATGTTGTTACATCCTCTTGTCTTTATATTTCCATCCATATCCAAATGCTGATTTTTGGTGCTTTTTGCAGCAAGCACATATAGCTCTTACTGGTACATTTGATTTTCTCGAAGCCTCCATTAATGAAGGATATTCCGCTATCATATCCCCATGCAATGAGTATTGTATAACACTTATAGCACCATGCCTATTTGTTTGCGCTCTTGCTCTTCTTTTAATACAAGTGCCATAATTCGTGTTGTACTTTGCATCACACCATTCCAAATTTACGGCTCTATTATCTGCTTTCTTTTCGTTCTTATGATTAACGAAAGGCAATTCTTTAGGATTAGGTATAAATGCTTTTGCTACCAGCCTGTGAACGGAATGATAACTTCTTTTACCATTTTTGCGCAAATAAATCATTCGATAACTATTTGAATTTGCACATGAGAGTATTTTATCTTGTAGCAATCCTTTTTTAGCAAATGCTTTTACCCTACCTAAATTCGATACTTGGTATAAACCCTCGTACCCTTCAATGTCTTTCCAAATTTCAATCATAAACCTTTATCTTTTTTTAGTTTCTCTATCAAAGCAGAGTAGTATTTGATTAATTCTTTATACTCAAAGTCAGTCATTTTAGAAGTGTTTGCAGCTTTCACTTTCAGCAACTCGAACCGTTGTTGACCGATTTTAGCAATCAGATTCCTTTCGTAAGCAATCAGATGGTCTGCGCTGAAACGGTTGCATGCACGGCATTCGGCATGGGCATTATCTTCGTCAAACCTTGTAGAGAGGTGGCGACGTGAATGGAAGTGTCCACAGTCAGCTTGCTCAAACGGCTTTATTTTGCCACAACTTATGCAACGGAAATACCCGTTCGGCATACAATCACGAAGCCGGATGAACAAGGAAAACTCTTTATCAAGTTTCGCTTTCAGATCCGGCTTCTTCTTAACTGTCACCCCTGCTTTATCAAATAAGGGTAAAGGCTTGTCTTTTTTCTTAGCCTTTCGTTTTATGTAATACATAGTCAGTCATAATTATAGTTATCAAAATCATCCGACTCATAATCCGGCATATCATTACCAAAATCCATTATCATCCCCTCCTCTCTTTTGATTTATTAGGCATAGCCCAATCCACGTTAGAGCCATAATACCGAGAATGGCAGCGACTATAAATAAAGCCTCTGACCAACTATTTAAAGATTCTATATTCATGGTGATAAAATTTTGTTCAATTATGGCATATTATTGTATTCCTATTTGCTCTGTTAAAAAACGAGCTGCATATTCGGCAGCCCTTTTCACTGAATACTCATGGCTGCCCTCGTTTTGGTAAGCCACATCATCTATTTTTGAGATAAGACTATTTGCCAAATCGCACATTACTTTGAGGTTTTCAAAACGAATTTCATCCTCATTCGTTTCACCAATAGGAGTAATCTTACCTACAAGATTTTCCACTATTTCAATAACAGTAAATTGCTTTTCCATATCATTTCAAATTTTAAAAGCCCCGGAGCGGATTCCCCGGGGCACAAACATCATTGCCAACGTACCGATGGCTGCGTACCGATAAATTTGCTCTGCAGAGCTAAAGCCACTTTCGCATTACTTCGCTTGGGTTTGTGGACGGTGCCGGAGTCGAACCAGCCTCAATCATGTTAATTGGATGCGCACCACTAAGCACTAACCGATATGCTAACCGCCCGTGTGCCGTCTTTCCGGCTGTCATCGGTGTTGCACCCGAACCACTCGTTCACCCATGAGCTTACGCTGGGGTATGCTTTTGCATACGTTTCTGTCTTTCCAGAATGCCAACATCATGAACCGCCATGTCGTCACCGTCACCTGCCGCATGATTTTGCGGATATCCACCTCGATAAATACTCTCTGGGACTCATTTCGGATTTACCCATACCCTTTTTATCTACTACTCTATCGGCTTTCCTATCTTCGGACAGACCCGACACCCGTCTTCGATTCGGATAGAGTGGTGCGTTCATTGATACAAGACAGTGGATAGGCGGGGATTCCAACCCCGATGCGCCTGTTTACGCTGGCTCTATGTCTACCTATCCGTTTACCCGTCACATCTTCACAGACTGGACGAGTATTGAATAATTACAAACGTATTTTCCTATCAGTTCCTACCTGCGTACCACATCGGTGACATACCCGCTTCGGCTTAATAGAATACGATTACAAAAACTACTCTACATGAAATGAGTGCCCGGATACCGAGCCAACGGACACCGGGCTTAATTTTACTGTTCAATGATTACAATATCAGGCGCAATCTTCTGAATCAATTCAAGTTGTTCGTCAATAACTTTATTCCGATACTCTTCAATTAATTCTTCTGCACTCGCTGATACTAAAGAAAGCGATACATCGCGACCATCTACATCTGCATAAATCTCAACATCGATTTCTTCCGGACTGAATCCTTTGAAAAGGGGAATACTAATTTTGAATGATTTCGGCAAGTTTGAATCAACTACTTGTGAATAGTTGTCTGTCTTACTCCCATTCTCTTCTTTACTTCTTTCGATGTCTTGATTAACCTTAGCCTTGAAGTTTTTCAAAGTAGAGACAAGCATCATGTTTTGAGACTTGTCAGTAAAGAATGCCCGATTCATTTTAATGAATTGAGATAATTTGACTGGCTCCCAACATTTATTTGTATTAATGCCGAACTCACCGATCTTTTTTGAGGGTTCAAGTGTCCCTAAAATAGATACCGCATAGTAATTTGTTTCATCAATCAGTAACCGGACATACATATTATCACGATTGACAATAATGTTTGCAGACTTTTGGTTGATCAACTCAATACGCTTTTCAAGCCAACGGAGAGGTGAATCGATTGTACCCCTAATACCGATTTTTTCGGGTTCTTTGGGATCAAGAACTACCGGTGCTTCGCCTTCTCTAAATGTGATCTCAATTGGTGTACCATTATAATTTTCAGGTACAACTACATTTACTTTGTTTTCTGATTCCATAATTTAATCCTCAGTTCCTGTTTTACGATTTATACTAAATACTGTCTTTTGCATTTCTTGTGGCATAATTGGACGAGAAGAGACCAATTCTCCTAATTTGTTGTAGAATCCTACTGTTCGATTTTCGTGATCAATAAACTTGTAGCAATCATCATTCACAAATTCAGATTTACGTTTCAAGTCGCCCAACAGTTTTGCTTTCTCTGTAGCTTTGGGCTTTATCCGATCTTTGAACTGTTGCATGGCATCTTTCTTCTCCTCTTCGATTTCAGCCATATCAATAGATATGTTCGCCAACTCTTCTTTCTTCTGATTGAGTTCATCCGGCGTAAACCTACGGGTATATCCGATAGGTTCTACCGCATCACAGTTATCTGCGAGAAACTGTGCTCTTTGTTCTTCAGGAATATCCTGACCTAAAAATTTGTCCATATATTTCTAATTTAAAAACTTAACTCTTTTCGTGTCATATAAATTCTTGATTGCGTTATTTATACCTCCAAATGAATCCTCTACACGTTTTCGTAACACCTGATAAACAAGCACATATACGCCCTGTAGAAGTATTATAATGTTTAGCTGCATCGGTTATTCTGTTCCATTCTCGAATGAATTTTCCATCTTTGTCATATTGAATGATCTTTTTTACTCGCAATGAAACAGGTTCAACTTTACACTTCTCATATCGCCAAACATATCCTTTTGCTTGTGGCTCTACTTTTTGACATACTCGCGTCATGCAGCCACTATCAATATTTAATTCACGGCAAGCATCAGACATGCAGCCCCATTCTTTTATAAATTCGCCATTTAAAGAGTATTGAAAAACCTTTCGATGTTTACTCGATTCTACTCCAAATTTACCAGAGCATTTTATACGGATAGCACCTAACCTTCGTTTATGAGAAATAGGATTAAGTAAGTTCTCTTTATGAGTTACCCATCTCAGATTTTCAACTCTATTATCTGTAGTAATTGTGTTGATATGATCTATACAAGGCTTATTATCTCCATTCGGAATGAATGCTTCTGCTACAAGTCTATGAACGAAATATTGCTTACCTTTAAGAGATACAACATGATACCCAGATGAATTTGTTATTAATTTTAATAGCTTCACCCCATTATCTTTTGTTGTTATGGATTTGCCGAAATAGTGCATAGATCTGACATTCCCTTTATTACTAACTTGATACCGACCTTCATACCCTTTAATATCCCTCCAAATTTCTTCCATTTCAAAAGTTTATTAGATTTTTTGTAAATTCTTCTTCTGATATATTTCTTAGGAAAACTGTAAATAAAACCCGTTTCACATTGTCATAAAGGTCCCTAAACTCAAACTCATCCATCTTATCAAAGGCTATGGATTTAGGTATATCAACCCAATCTTTCAATCGAATATTATAAACAGTATCACAATATCCAGCAGCTATTTCCACCGTCTTTCTAAAACAGTCTACATTGTGTTTGAAATGTTCTACGGTCTTTTCATTCTGATAAGCCCAAGCACAATGTATTAATGCGAAATACTTTTTATGAAGCTCATAATTTCTCGCAAGTGTGATTTTAGCCTTATACGTCTGACCGATTTTAAGTTTCTTCTTTTCCTCATAATCTTCATCATAACAAGGCTTCAATCCACTTGAAGTATTAAGTAGAAATATATCCATAGTACTTATCTTTTACAAAAGATCATGAATAACAGTCTTTTATTTGTTGAAAAATAACTCCTCGATCTTTTATTTCCCGAATTACCTTTTCATCGCGAAGGATTCTAACTTTTATATATTCATTTGGTTGAATTTCCCTTCTTAAGTTCTCATCATCATCATAGGTTGTAACAGAGAGAAATACCAAATTGCACTCACTCAATTTGGTGCAGAATAATTGCTCCTGAACTTGATAATAGTAATGCTTATATTTCTTCTTTACATAAGCCAATAAAGCATCAGGATTTTCTTTGTGCTGCTCAAATTCAAGGTAGTCGGATAGATAAACAGATTTAAGCTCATCAAAATCAACAACTGTACCTTTCTCGATCTTAGCAAAGTCGAGGCTACATTTAAAAACGTTCATTTCTTCCGAGACACAAACATACTGTGCAAAATAGTTGTCCGGAAGAACAAGTAAATATCGATCCTCTAAAATTGCACCTGTTCGAAGCGCGTCTATTGGGCTGGCTCGGGCATTATAATATGGTTTTATGCCACTTACAAACCTTCTCAAAAGAGAAATATGGGATTGAGAATCTTTCTTACTCATAAGAGCGACAACATCACCACTCCCTATATACATTGTATTCATAAAAGATTCTTCTTTTTCAGGTTATTATATGTTGTATCAATCTGTTTTGTATTCAAGTCATCAACACTACCTACATTGAAGTAAGATAGAATATTCCGGCAATAAACATTGTCTGTCATCAGATAATTTATTACAGCATCTTTCTTCGCATTCGGTTCAATAATTGTTTGTTCTTTAGACTTGTCTTTATCAGGATCTTCACCCGTCGCAATTTTGTATGCATTCAGCAGTGCATACTTTCGAGCGTAAGTTGAAGCTTTACCAAATCCCTTGTCAGCCGGATTAAGGCCACGCCCATAGGACTCGACATCGATAAATTCCGAAGTGTTATCAACATTAATAATTCTAAGCGTCATTTTTACGATGTCGGCATAGTTTACCGCTTCCCCACCATCGGTTTTCTGAACTCTAACAATCTCTGACTTGACAAGTTCCTGTTTTATAGGAATACTAACTAAGCCGAACTTTGTTTCTGCTTCTTTTACTTCAAGAACTACATCTATATCCTGAACTGCTTTATAAGCATAAGTACCTTTGCCGACAGTCATATTCTTTTCAATATTCTTTATCTCATTAGAAACGGCTTGTATTCTCTGATAGAGATTAAGAATGCCTGTGTCATTATTCATACTTGAAAATTTATTAGTTAATACTATGTCAGCCTCCGGGAATCGAACCCAGTCCAGCCTCGCTTGGCAAGGAGAAAACATTCAGGCCGCCCCGGTCAACCCGGTTAAGCAACTTATTAATAAACAGCCTTCACAGGTTAGTTAAATTCATTCTCTTTCAACCATGACTCAAAATCGTCACGATTGATAATTACGTTTCGTCCTTTCTTGACGCAACGAAGAGAACCATCACGAAGTGCATTAGCAACTTTCCGGCGGGAACCGGCTTCACGTTCTGCCTCTGATCGGTTCATTGTAGGTTTAAGTACACCTATTGTTCTAAGAGTAGTTCGAACTGTTTCAGTGATAAGCCTTTTTGATTTACTCTCTGCGTATTGTTCTGCAATGTCCAATACCTCTAAAGGGGAGTACATTCTATTTTCAAGTGTCATACTGCTAATGGCATATTGCGCCCTCTCGCTCTTATACGGATACGGGCGATAAGTTCTACATTGGCGTTAGAACGGGTTCGGATTCTTTGCCGTCTCATGTCAAAATGACTATCTAAACAAAGAATTATCAAAAGAACACAAGCAACAGCTGATCTCATGGCTGGTGTAAAATCCAGTATCAACCTGATGCCGGATAACCTTTCAGCCAATTTTAGTGCTAATTCCCTCCCATTCCGAACGCCCAAAATCAAAAATGCCGTCTGAAGCTGGTTATTTATCGTGCTTACTGCACGATGCTTCAATACGGCAATCTCCTTTTTCTCATACCCGGCAGCGTACATCTGTGCTGTGATGTCACATTCAGGTGTTAGTTCGGTGAAAACTTCCATAATCGTGTGTGTTGATTGGTTAAGTCTTCTCTATATTATTAATGATATAAAGAAACCCCACCCTACTGTTTTTCGAAACAGAATACGGAGGTTTCCCTTCTTTGGTTTTCACCCCATCTTTACGAAGATCATTATTAATACGTAAAGCCTCAGAGCGAAAGCCCATCACATCCGACACTTCAGACAACGGGATCGCTTTAGGCTTACCCGGTTTTACTTTCAAAATTGTTTCTCTGATTGTTGCCATAAATTGTAATTTTAAATTGATTGTGGACAGTGCCGGAGTCGAACCGGCCTCATGGATTATTGGTGCACCTCACCATAGTTTCAGCCCACGAAACATAACCGCCCGTTTGCCGGGACTTTCACCCGACTGCTTTTTAACATGAACGAATAAGAAACTACTCAATTAGTATTACTAAACCTTTCACCATATCACGAAAGGCAGAGAACTTCTTTTCCACTTCTCTGGCTTTGTTGTACCACAAATCCGAATCTTCTTTTACTCTCTTCAAATCAGATTCCAGGCTTTCAATCTTTGAAAGCAACTCTTCTTTTGTCAAATCTTTTGTTTCCATATATTTATGTATTTGATTACCACTTCTTTTCTTTATAGGTCACTATTGTAAGGATCACCGCCATCACACAATAAAATGCGTGAAACGGATTGAAGAATGTTCCGATAAAACATACCACGGCAAGTAAAGCCGTTATAATACAGATTGCGGCCTGGATAGGTGAAACAAACTGTATAGAATCAATTATCTTTTTCATAAGTGTTAGAATTTATTTGTGCCCTTTGGTGGATTCGATCCACAGCATCACGCTTTTTCAAAGGGTTTTCTTAACTTTACAGTGCAAAACATAAAAATTAAGATGTATGAAAAATTTTATTGAAGTAACTGTAAATGATACGAAGCGATTGATCAATATCAACACAATTAGCTACATTAAAGAATCGAAGCGCGATAAAACAGAAATTATACTTTTGCCTTCGGGAGACAAAGGCGTTTCTCGTTACCTCGCAGTCAAAGAGACTTATGATGAAATCAAGTCTCTGATTCAGGAAGCCCTTTAACCCATTCGTAAATTTTGTTGGCGGTATGGTAGATATAATCATAATGAGCATCTGTCTTTGCCGCCAACTTTACACACCACTTGCGCAATCTCATATCATTGCACTTTTTGAAATACCGAATTAATCTTCTAATCATCTTTCTTTCTATTTTGAATAAGAACTAATCTAAACATATCAGTAGTTGCCTCTGCAAAGAGGCTATGCAAATCAAATTTTTTATATGGAGATAACAGACTTGCAATTCTTTTGTACTCTAAAACATTCCCCATAGGATCCCATACTATTCTTATACGAATGCCACGCACAACCAAAGTCCCACCAATACCTAAAACAGTTGTCCCTGTTACATCTTTCAGTATCTTATCTATATGAACTTTTAATCCCGTGACAGTTTCATATTTATCAGATCCAATCATTTCAGAAAAATCAAATTCATTAAACACCACATCCGGTAATAAAACTTTATCCACGGCCCCAAAATACGGTTGATATTCCTTTATGTAATTCATTGTATTTCTCAAAATACGATATGTATCACAATCTTTTTCACTACTGCGTAATGCCGCTTCTATCATACTCAAAATCACCTCATTTTCCATATATAAATTATTTAAAATTGTGCCCAGCAACCGATCCGATCGGCAGCGTCACGCATTATGCCGGGCTATATATTAAAGCAGTATTCGGTAGACCGCTAACGATCCGGGACAAGTCAACCGGATATCACGGACACGACGTTATACCCAATACTGCCAACCTTATTACCTTCATTAATAAGTTAGTTTATTATCCTTTCGTTTCAACCCCATTTCTGCGGGTACTAAGGTGTAAGTACGAGAAAGAACTAACAGAAGTGACCGGGTGAGATATTCTCTACGCCCACCCGACCGGGCTTTAGTAAGCCGTTATGAAGTTTTCTACTTTGAATGATCTAAATCCATTCGCATCGACATCGAAGTAGCGTACAGTTTTGTAGTTTTCTGATCCAGTGCCTTTGATAAGGTTCTGGACGTCTTTAAGCGTGCCTTTTGCTTTGCGAAGTGAACCGTCTGCCTTTTCGTAAGCGAACGTTACAATACCTTTGTGCATTTGTCTTGTCAACCGATATAAAGCCCAAGCATGAGAAAGACATACTGCGAACGCTTTACCTGTTGCTGCCATTAGTTCGTAGGCCATGCAAAAAACCTTGTGTCTGAAATTAGTTTTCATAATCGTGTGTGTGTTTATGTGTTAGTAATTATATTCGTAAATCTCTGGGGTGAGATATTCAACTTCTCTTTCGAGAGATTCTATTTCTTCAGAGAGGATTTTCACGATCTCTGACTTACTATCTACATTATACATGTAGCAGGCTTTTTCGTCTGTCATTGCCTTAATCTCTGCAAGTTCTGCTTTTGAACTGTTGAGTTCTGCAAGTGCTGTTTCGTAATTTCGTGCCATACCGTGAATTTTAATATGTTTATACTATTGCCTATCAAACCGTATTTGCTAACTTTGCCTGTGATAGCGTTATCAATTGTTTGATGATGCAAATATACTACCATAATTCAGTAAAACAAAACATTTACTGCTTTTATTCAGTATATAAACATTATTTAACCTTAGCGCGGTTTCGCGTACATTATATAGAGTAGTTATGAAGAAAGACATATACATAGGTTGCATTGAGGTACTGCATTCTTTGTCACCCGATAAACACGGCAAAGAGGATGATATTATTAATGCGTTGTCAAAAAAAGCTATTTATGTATTAGTCAAAAACGAACTTCTCGCTCATGATGCTGTAAGAAGGAACGGGTTTGGAGGATTGTCTATGAATGATAAGACTCAATCTCTAATCGCTTCGAGGTATTTTGAAAATTTGATTGAAGATATTGAAAAGAATGAATATGACAGAGGGCTTGACAACAAAAGTAAATATATCGGCATAAAATATACCAGATACGCTTTTTGGCTTTCTTTTATTTCGTTAATCATCTCAATATTAGCAACAACTCCCCTTCCTAAACATTTTTACGGATGGGTTGCTAATATGTTTAGAACTTGTTTTTCTTAGCTGCTCTTTGATTTATTCTGTAGTTTCTGTTTTAGTAGGAGCGACTTTATCTACGCTTATCGTATCATCCTTCACCTTGAAAAAGATAGTGACATATACGAAAGCGAATAATAAACAAAAACAAACTATACGAAAAGGAATCTTCCATATTGTTCGTTCAAGTTTAATGTCCAAACATACTAAAAAATAGACAAACCAACAGATCAATCCTACAGCTATCAGAAATACAATAGTAGTGAGAAATACGATAATATATGTCATATCCATAGTAATAAAGCAAAGCGACAACCCCAAAGTTGCGGTTTGAGGAAGTCGCCTATATAATCCCTTGCGGGAACAGTTAAACAATTTAGTCGGTATCATCCGCAACTTGATACAGACGCAAATATACTGATAAATATCAGTAAACACAACAGAAAATGACAACAAAAGAAAGATTCGTTGAATATTTAAAGTTTAAAGGAATAGGTCAAACAGCCTTTGAAGAGTCAGCTGGTCTATCACGTGGAGCCATTGCTAAAAAAACCGGGTTCAACGCAGATTCCATAGAAAAAATAGCTAAGGCCTGTTCTGATTTAAATATAAACTGGCTTGTAACAGGCTTAGGAGAAATGTTAAGCCATAACAACAATGAAGAAGACAAACCTAAAATAAGCTACACAAAGGGAGTACCCTATTATAATGTGGATTTTATTGGAGGTTTTGATTTAGTTTTGAATGACCAGACTATAAATCCTGAATATCTAATAGACTTCAAAAAGTATAACGATGCTACTTGTTGGTGTAATGTAACTGGCCACTCAATGGAGCCAGAGATTAATCATGGTGATATGATAGCATTGAAAAAGATAGAAGACCGGTCATTTCTTCCACTTGGAGAGGTATATGCTATCGTCACAACAAACGATATGCGTACTATTAAAAGATTAGGAGCCGGAAAAACAGATGACACTTACACTCTTGTTCCATCAAACAAGTCACCTGAATATTCTACGCAACAACTTCCTGCAAGAATGATTAGGACTATATTCCAAGTATTAGGAGCTGTCAAAAGGTTTTAGTCATGAAATTCAATCAATATACCTGGAATCAATAATAACAAAATAAATAGATATTATTAACCTTATTTTGTAAGATTATGCCAAACACACCACAAGAAAGGATGGAAGATGTCAGTTTTGCTTATATGCAAGCTCTTTGTGCGTATAACGGATATACTCTATCAAAAGCAGAACGAGACAATGACGGTGTAGATGCTACAATTAAATGCAAAGGATATCCATGTGATCTTCCAGATTGTAAAAGGCGCTCTCCAATTATTGATATTCAACTAAAAGCCTCATTTGTAAAATTGAAAGTAAAGAAAAACGGAGATTATTCCTTTATACTCGAGGCTAAAAATTATAATAATTTGGTAATGAGCGATAGGATGACACCTATTATATTAGTAGTTTTGCATATGCACAAAGATAGAATGAAATGGATTAGACATTCTACTAGTGCACTCAAAATTACAAAATGTGCATATTGGGTAAACCTAAAGAACTGTCAACCCACAAATAATGGAACCAGTATTACAATTGTAATACCCAAAAACAATATTTTATCTTGTGAGAATCTTAAAAAATTAATGATAAAAGTATCAAAGGAGGAAGAATTATGAAAGATTTGCATAAAGCAATAGACCTTATTTCTGCCGAAAAAATACTTAAGGTTGTTTCTTTCTTGAAATGGGAAGAATTAAGTACGTTGATGAATGGTCGCGTTAGACAATTCGTTTCTCCTGATGATGAATATACTGCACTGATTCCACTTTCAAACGAATTTTCTGATTATTACAGAGTAATCACAGATACATTACAATCTATTGCTTCATATGAGAACAGAAGCATAGAATCATTGATAACCAAGATATTGAATCCTTCTTATGACATTCTTAAATGGCGTATAGCAGATAATTATACAAAAGAAGGTAAAATTCCTTTTTTCAAAATGACGGAAGCTATTGATAATATCAAAGATATATTAGCCATATCGTGTCTCGATACATTGTCTCCTTCAAAATTTCATGCAAAAGTTTATACAAATGATGTAAATGATAATATCTCAAACTATTCATTTGGTCAAACGGAAATAGGTAGTTACATTCTTAATATACTATGTCCTTTAGGCAATTATCATTATGAAATTTTTGAACCTACTGAAGAAAATACTCCTTTAAACAGAAAGATTAATATAAAATTAATTTCTTCTATATATAATATACAGGAAGATTTAAACGCAGACAATAAAAACAAGTTTGACGAAGAAGTTGATCAAGGAATTTATAGTATTAATTTCTTAGATTCATTGATGAGTATTTATGAAGATACAAAAGATACAGAAATGAATATCATTGTAGATTGGTGTAAAGATGTAAAATTCATTAATGATTTTTCTTTATCAAAAGTCAAATTGGAACCCAAACACATGGAACAAGTTTGCTATGTGGCAGAAAAATATCGGCCAGCAAAACAAGAAAATGTGGAAAGGACTTTTTATGGCAAAATTTCCAGTCTTGGAAGTAATCCTAATGTCGATGAAAGAAAACATGTTGAGATTCAAATTACTACTATTGGAGATGATAATAAAAAAATGAATATAAAAGCAAAACTTGATTATCAACAATATTTTTCGATAGTTAACAGTGCTTTTGAAGAAGGATCCAATATAAAACTCACTGGCATATTCAGTTCTGTAGGTAGAGCAAAAAAAATAGAGTATGCTTCAATTGAAAAATTAGATTAATAAAATAAAGAGAGATGAACAAACTCATACTATTTCTAATACAAATTATCTTCGCGTTTACCTTAAACGCCCAAGATATAACAAAATACACCACGACAAACCTAAACATGCGCTACGATGCCAATACGCAGTCAGAGGTTTTAATGGTAATACCCAAAGGCACGCCGGTTACAATTGCTGAAGATTGTGATTGTAAATGGATACCGGTTGAATATAACGGTAAGATTGGATATGTTTCTACAAAATACTTATCCAAAGAAAAACCTTCTCTTAGTGCTCAAAGTGAAATAAAGTACTACACTAACTCAAAAGGGGAAAGAGTGCAATCACCTACTAAGTACAGTTCTGCCCCTGCTGGCGCAACAGCTTTGTGCAGAGATGGAACATATAGCTTTAGTAGAAGTAGACGGGGAACATGTTCTCATCATGGAGGCGTTAAGAAATGGTTGTGACAAATTCAATGTATTCAATAACAAACTAAATTATAAATAAGATGAAGAAACTGGTATTTTTATTGACCATATTATTCTTTTGTGGGTGTTCAAAAAGCCCATTAGAGCAATCCCTTGAAAAATATGTAATAGACCGTGCCGATGGCATAGATATGAAATACAAACTCATAAGCTACGATTATATTGATACCCTTACAGTCAAGAACATGATTGATTCAATTTCGGAAGAACTTCCTATAATGAAGTCCAATCCTGATTTAGAAGACTTTAAAAAGAAAAGAAATCAAGAGTTTGTCGAGTTTAGAACCGATCCTAATTATGAGGAACAAATAATGAGAGGCAATTTAAAAGATGCCTCTGATTGGTGTACGGAGATTAGAGTTATTACGGAAAAAGCTGATTCTCTTATCAGTAACTGGAACAAAGTAGATAGATACTCATACGACTACAACTATCTATATTGGTGGTATCAAAAAAGATCAGCTGATTTTAATATGTACGATTATGACCTTGCAGGACAAATTAATACAGCATTCAACATCATAAAAGAATCAAAGGAGAAGTTTAATCTACTATCATCCTTATTAGATAAGCCAAAAGATGATGTATATTTCTATGTGGTTTCTCACACTTATTCTATTATCAATCCTCTTATAAAAAAGAAAATAACACAAACAGATAATGTATATTTTGATGCGAATCACAATTATGTTAAATACGAATCGGATACTAATTTTAATGACATTTTGGAACAAGTAGTAAAATAATATCAATATTTGAAACTTTGATTTTTAAGAATAAATCAACCTATAGCAGTGGCCGGGGGAATGCCCCGGCTGTTCATACCGCTATCTTACTTTCATTTTTCTCTTCTTTTTTATTTAGCTCATCAATAAAAAGCCGGTTGGCAATATCGGCTTTCCGATAATCCTCATTAATATATATACCCGTAGTAATAAGATTGTGTTCCGGCTCCCGATGCCCTAAACAAATTGAAATATCGTCTTTGCTTATACCTATCTCACGCATGAGAGTGGCGAACGAGTGCCGGCTGAAATAGGTTGTAAGATTTCCGTCTGTTTCAATTTCTAATAAATCAGCTATCTTTCGAAGCTGTTGATTAAGCATCTTATTAAATGCTTCTGAATTGGCATACTGAAATTCTGATCTACGAGTATGTGGAGTATAATTCAGGTCTCTTTCATCAAGACAGTAATCCGCGAACCAAAGAAGATATTTCTGCCCTTCGTATTTATCCAGAATAGCTTCGGCCTCCGGCTCTATTTTAATATTATAGAACCGGTCTGTTTTATGGCGGTTGAATTGTAACCGTCCATTCTTTATATTCTCTTTCTTCATATAAAATAAATCTTTCGTGTTTATACCCATAAGATACATTTGAAGCATAAAGATATCCCTGGCTATTTCCATCTTTGAGGTAGGAAGTTTAGCATCCCTGATCTTCCGGATTGTCTCGATTGATAAATTCCGGTTCTTTGTTGGCTCACTCTCTATCTTCAGCCGGCGGAAAGGATAATTCGTTACTACCGGATCGGCAGGATTGGAATTATACTCATCGATAGCTGAATTAAACATAGACCGGATATATCGTAGGTAAAGAGCTATTGTGTTTTTCTTCTTTCCCTTCTTATGCTGATCAGCGATGAACTTCTCCAAAAAAGAAACCGTGATATCGGAAAAGTCCAAAGATTTAGGGTGATACTCCTGCAACCGATGCAGCGTATTAGTCAACGGGACCACAGTTCCATTCTTCCCCATTTCTTCCAGATCCTTGATCCTTCTCTTTGTATATTCAAAGAAATCGGTTACACAAAACACTTCACTTCGGGACAAAAGAAAGTTCTTTATGACCTTTGCATCTAAAGAGTTCGCTTTTTCTCCCAGATTGAGTAATTTTCTTTCATACTTGGTAACAATCTCGTTAAGTTGAATATTCTTCATACCAGCATTCGGATCGCCACCTTTACCACCATATACGCGGGTTGCTTTAAAGTTTTGAGGCAGGACATAGATACCGGTAGATATCCATTCCGCACTACCCCGATGAGTGATTTGAGCGTAAATAACGCATTCACCATTTTCTTTTGTTTGGCCTTTTCTGATGACCAATTTTAAATTTGCCATGTTACCTCCATTTTCAAATTAGTTTCAAACGATTTTCAAATTAGCTTCAAATACGGTTTCAAATTATTTTCAAATCTTTTGTGTGAAGGCGCGCGTATAAACTTCGCACATATGGCTGTTTTTGGTTAATTTACCTAATAAAAAGGGTCTATAAACAAAAACAGCACTTCACAGAATCAACTGTAAAATGCTGTTTATTAATTTGTTGCTTGTTTGTGACCTGGGAGGGGCTCGAACCCTCGACCCAATGATTAAGAGTCATTTGCTCT